CGTTCGTGGATCGTCGTTACGAGATGATCTGGAACGCGGAGCTATGGCGCGAGTCGCTTGGCACGGTGAGCCAGACAGTTGCGTCCGGAGTAGACACGGTGTCGCTATCCACCACGATGGATTTTCCAGTATCAGCGTACTGGGATGAGCGCGAGATCACGCCGGTAGATTATCAGCGTGTGTTCCAGATGAACCCAGCGTTGCTTGCGGAGACGGGAACGCCGACAGACTTTATCGTACTGCCAAAAGTGACCAGCGCCAGCGGCACTTATTCGCAGATCAAACTGCTACGCATACCGGATGACGCCAAGACGTTGTTGGTGCTTGGTAAACTGTACGTCACGGAACTTGGTGACAACGACAGTCCCATGTTGAGCGGTGTGGACAACACACTTGTGGCATTTGTGGAAGCTGATGCGCTGGAATATTTACAGCAGTACGCGAAAGCCCAAGCGAAGCTGCAAGAAGCAGCGGCACACTTGCAACTCATGCGCGACATGGAGAAGCACCAGAGTGCGCGGGTGCAGCAATTGGTTCCGGATGTGGAATCGGCGTGGGGCTATAATGATTTTAACTGATGCCACGCTACGCGTCCAACTTGCTTGATGAGCCGCTGATATTCGATAACTCGATTTCGTTTATCGGCGGTCAAGTGAGTGGTGTCCGTCCGAATTTACTGAACCCCAACCAGTTCTCTGACGGCAAAAACGTGGACGTAGACACGTTCGGGACAGTTGCCACGCGTAAAGGCACGGTGAAGTTCCCGTCCACGGCACACTCTACGAACATACAGGGGCTGTCGTATTTCGATAACCCAACGCAGACGGTGGAGCGGCTGGTGAGCGCGACTGGCGGTAAGCTGTACCGCTGCGACGTGGGTGGCACTAGCTGGACGCAGTTGACGGGTGCGGTAAACACCGTTCACGCCACCAACCAAGTCGATTTTGTGCAGTTAGTGGACAAGATGTTTGTGACAGATGGAGCGAACACCATGCGGATGATCACGAACGACGCCAACAGCACAGTTCCGTCCGCTCATGGGTTGGCGTTTACCAGCGCCACTTCGCACACTAACCGCTTGTTTGGATTCGGGGTGACTGGACAGCCCAACGATGGGTTATGGGCGTCTGATATTCTGGACGGCACAACGTGGAACACGACCACCAACCAGATACGGATTGGTGGGCATAGTGGCGATCCAATACGTGCGCTACATTCGTGGCACAATTTCAATCTATTGGTTTTCAAGGAGCGCAGCATATACATCGTCAACACAGACCCGTCGCTGTTAATTGCTGCCAACTGGGAGATCAAAAAAATCAGCGACAGATTTGGCTGCGTCTCTCGGCGTTCGGTGGCTCAAGTAGGAGGTGATTGTTTTTTCTTGTCGCGATTTGGCGTGATGAGCATCGGCCAGATAATGAACGGGGCGCAGACCATTGTTGAGCCGGAGCCGATCAGCACGCCGATACGTGATTGGATCGAGAAGATCAACTGGTCTAAAGCGCACACCGCATGTGCCACGTTCTGGGGAAACAGATACATCTTGTCGGTTCCGATTGGATCAGACACACCTAATTTCACATTCGTTTTTAATACGGTAACCCGATCCTGGTCTGGCTACTGGACTAACTGGACGCCCACGGTGTTCGCCGAGTCCGCGTTTGCTGGTGACTTGCGGATGCACTTTGGGCAGACGGACGGCAAGGTGTTGAAGTGGTTGGAGTACGTGTCACAAGACGACGAGACAGACAGCACGTACAAAGATGATGGATCATTTTATCCGTCCCACGTCACGACTCGCGCATTTGTGTTTCGCGACCAGATGAACGACAAGATCGGGCGTAACGCCGAGTTTGAATTTAACAAGAGCCGCGCCAACGTGGACGTATTCCAGACGCGTGACGACACCAGCAGCGAGCAACGGCTCAACCCGTCCGGCATTGATACTTCGGAAGGCGTTGGCATCACATTACCAGACCCGTTGCCATTTGTGTTCGGTGATGATGCGGTGATCCGCAAAGCGTTCAGTACGGTGTCGAAAGGGACGTTCAACGAGGTGCAGTACCGCGTGTCGGCTGCGGAGAACAAACTGCAACTGCGCGGGGTCAAAGCCAGCGCGATTGTCATGGGGCTGGACGCCGAAAAGCGATAGTAAGATAATGGGTAAGACTTTCAAATATGGAACTGATAGACCAAATGGTGATCGTAAGACCACTAAAAGACAGAGACGAACTGGTTCGACTAAACGTGGAAGCAAATCGGGACGATCACGTTCCAATTTTGCCGACTCATGTTTTCGAGAAAGCGGGGGAACTGGCGGGGTACGCCAGCGTGGGGGCATTGACCCCAATCAACACATGGTTTCATACTAAACGAATGAAAGCGCGAGACAGTATAGTGGCGATTAGTTCGCTGGAGAATATGGTACGGTGTAACGGCGGCAACGGGCTGATTGTCCCGCTGTCCGACAAGTCCACGTTTCTGCCGGTAATGGATCGACTGGGTTTTGCCAACATTGGACGGGCAAACTTGTTAACGAAAGTTTTTTAAAATGTGTCAAGACGAACCAGATTATGCAGCCGCAGCGCGGGAAGCGAATGTTTCAGAAATAGAAACTGCGGAAGCCCGAAAGCGTCTCGACCGGCTGGCAAAGCTGGGTGAGAAGGGCTTTATTGAATACAAAGATAAGCACGGTAAATCCAAAGTTGAGCATGTGGATTTCACCGACATCGGCGACATCGACTTGTCCCGTGCTAATCTGGATTATTACATCGAATCTGCTGGCAAGATCAGCGAGTCGATGCTGGAACAGTCTGAAGAATATGGCGTCCGGTTTGTTGAGCAACGCCGTAAAGAATTAGAAGCCGCCGACCCAGAGGGGTTTGAGATGCGCCAAGAGATGGGACGACGCATCATGGAAGGCGGGGAGAAGCACTTCATGGCAGCAGCGAAAGGGGCTATGCACGGCACGCGTGGTAGCCAGTCCGCTCGCGGGAATTTGTTCGGCAACGCGCCCAGCATGCAAGAAGCGATGGCTGTTGGCGATGTGGGTTACCGGATGTACCAGCAAGATTTGGCGAACATGGGATCGTACGGAGCCGGTGTCGCACCAACAGCGCAGTTCGGCGCATTGAGTGGGGCGCAGCAAGGGGCCAACCCATTTCAGGGGCAGAACATCATGCAGACGGGAGTCGGCGCAATGACCAACCAGCAGTTCGGGCAAGCGACTGGCGGTATTTATCAGCAACAAGCACAGATGGCACAGCAGGGGAGTCCGTGGAGCCAGATCGGCGGCATGGCTGCTGGGCTGGGGCTAACGGCGTTGACTGGTGGCATGGCTGGCATGGCTGGTGGCGTTGGATTTGGTAAGGGCGTGAGCAACATGTTTGGCGTTACACCGACTACGTAAAATGGCTAATTTTTCAACTGGACTACAGATGGGCATGGGGCTGGCGCGTGACGTGCGTTCAGCCAACATGGCGGCGGCTGATCGTAAAGAGCAGAAAGAGTATCGCGACATGCGAACCGAAGCGCTCAAGAAACAGATGCGCCGTGGCGAGAAAGCTGATCAGCTTGCTGACAAAGCTGATACTAGAGCCGACGAATTCCACAAAGAGCGCATGGCTGCGATGAGGCGAGCAGCAAACCCAATGGTTAACGACTATGACAACAAACGCGGACTATTGGAAAGACACGACGAAACAGTAAACGCTGCGAACACACGACACACCGCTCGTATGGGGAACATTAACAAAGCCGTTATTGCTGCCAGAGAACTCGGTTTGCCAAGTCTTCGCAATTTAGAAGAGATGCAAAAGCGGGAGAATGAAAAGCACGATCAGTTTCTGTTTGGACTGGAGCAGTCGTTTATGTCTGCGAGCAACCGTCCGTCCCAAGGGACTGTCAGCGTGGCTCCGTATGTAGATGGGTACGGACGGCAGCATTACGGCTTAAAGCTGGACGGCGCTGACATGGTAACAGCAGAAGCATTTTACAAGAAGATGAGCGGGATGGTCAGCAAGCAACCCCCAATGGGTGGTGGTGTGCCAGTATTCGGGCAACCGACTGGGACACCAGACGCAAAACAGCCAGCGGCAAGTGGTGCTGCACAACCAGCCACCAACCCGTTAGTTGATAAAATGCTTCAAAAATGAGCCAAGTCACCGACGCATTCCGCAAAGCGTATTCCGGTTACGCGGACGTAAGTGATGACGATTTAACTGCTGCCATCGGGCAAGCATATCCTGGTTATCTGGACGAGCAGAAGTTCCCCGACTTCTCACGGCGCTTCACCGAGTTAGACGAAGATTACAATTTTGACGGTGGTTGGCTGGGCGGCATGGCGAACGCTGTTCGTCGCGGATCGTTGCGAGCCGAGATGGCTGACTTGGTGTTTGACGAAAGCACGTACGGGCTAAAAGAGCAGACACCCGAAAGCGCCAAGCGCATTGCCGAGCTAAACGAGAAGCTGGGCAAGGTGCGTGGCTCCGGCGCTCTTCAATATTACAGCAGCCCAGAAGCGCAAGATGATTTCACGGGGCGCATTGGCAGCATGTTCGCTTCGTTTCCGGAGTTTCTAGCCGAGTCGCTGACATCACAAATAGTTGTTGGCTCAAAGATCATGCCGAAACTGTTTGGCACATCGGTAGCCACCGGAACAGCAATGGGCGCGTTATCCCCAGACCCTATTACCACGATTGGTGGCGCTGGGTTTGGTGCGATGTTCGGAATGGCTTACGGCAATGGCATTACCAGCCTAGCGCAAGAGTACACCGGCACGATGATGGAAGTGCTAACAGAGCATGGTGTGGACACAACAAATTCCGAGCAGTTGGAAGCAGCGTTCACGTCTCCGGATTGGAAAGACAGACTGTCCGAGGCAAAGACAGCCGCTTACTCGCGTGGTGTCCCGATAGCAGCACTTGACGCTTTAAGTTTTGGCATCGCTGGCAAACTGGGTGGCATCGGCAAAGAGATGTTGTTCCAGTCGGCAATGGGGGGTTCGGGGGAACTGGCGGGGCAAGCCACATCGCTCGCGGTGACCGGCAAGCAACGCG